AGAGCAAGAATAGATGCTTTAGCACTAACTGTACACCCTATGATGGGTATAGATGCTTCTCGTATGCCTAGAGGTGCTAAGTTAGATGTTAGACCGGGAAAAACTATTTTAACTAATGGTAATCCTAAAGAAGTTTTAACACCTATGAACTTTGGACAACTAGACCAAGTAACTTTTAGTCAAGCATCACAACTACAAACTATGATACAACAAGCTACAGGTGCTATTGATTCAGCTGGTATTCCCGGCTCTATTAATGGAGAATCAACAGCAGCTGGTATATCTATGGGATTAGGTGCTATTATTAAAAGACATAAGCGTACTTTAATTAACTTCCAAGAAAACTTTTTAATTCCGTTAGTTGAAAAAGCTGCTTGTAGATATATGCAATTTGAACCTGAACTATACCCTGCAAAAGATTATAAGTTTGTAGCTTCTAGTTCGTTAGGTATTATTGCTCGTGAGTATGAAGTAACTCAGTTAGTACAGCTACTACAAACAATGTCACCAGAATCTCCAATGTACCCAATGTTAGTTGAGTCTATTGTAGATAATATGGGATTAGCTAATAGAGAAGCTATTATAGCACAACTAAGACAAGTTAATCAGCCTAACCCTGAACAACAACAAATGCAACAAATGCAACAACAAATGGCTATTGAGCAAGCTAAATCTAGTATTGAAAACCTTAAAGCTCAAACTGCAGAGATTGTATCCAGAATACAACAAAACAATGTTGAAACTCAGTTACTACCTATAGAGGAAGAAACTAAAAGAATAGCAGCATTGGCTAAGTCTGTGGGATTAGATGAATTTGAAAAACTTGTTAAATACGCTGAGTTAGAACTAAAAGAAAAAGAGTTAGATGTTAAAGAGAAAATATCTAAATCACAAGTAAAAATGGCTTCTGATAATAACTCTTGACAAAATAAAATAAATATGATATAATAAGGAAATGATAATAGACCCTGAATTAGAAAAATATTATAACAATTACTTAGAACTCTTTATGGCTGATGGTTGGAAACAGTTTAAAGAAGATACTGAAAATGTTATGAAATCTATAAATCTATTAAACCTTGAAGATGCAAAGCAATTGCATTTAGCACAAGGACAAATGGAAATACTGAATTGGATTCTTGATTGGGAAAACTCTGTAAAAAATTCATACGAGACTTTACAATCAGAAACCATAAGTACAGAAGGACAGGAAAACTTTCAATGAGCTTAATGTTGTTTGATTTTACCTGCCCTAATGGACACACAACGGAGCATTTTACCAAATCCAATGTAAAGGAAGTACAATGCCCTGATTGTGATTTAATGAGTAATCGGATAATTTCACCTGTTAGGTTTAAATTAGACCATACCTTCCCCGGATATCACGATAAATGGGCGAGAGAACATGAGAAAGCCGGTGCTAAAAATAATTAATACCCCACAATACTTTTAAGTACGGAGACATTAAATGACTAAAGTAGCAAACCCACTTGATAAAAGTGAAGTAAATTTACAAGAAAATGAGGAGCTGGTAGACTTATTAACAGAGCTTGATAATAAACCAGAAGAAGAATCAAAAGCAGCTGATAATAATCAGGAAACTGCTGAAACAGAAGAAGTAGCTGAAGCAACTGAAGAAGTAGAAAATACAGAAAAACCAAAACTTGAAGGTAAGTATTCTGGTAAAAGTATTGAAGAAGTTGTACAGATGCACCAAGAAGCTGAAAAATTAGTAGGTAGACAAGGTGCAGAAGTTGGTGAACTTCGTAAAATTGTAGATGAATTTATTAAGAATAAGGTTAGCGAAACTAAAGAAAACTTAAGCAACAATGACAATGCTGAACCAGATTTTTTTGATAATCCAAAAGAGGCAGTAGCTAAAGCAGTATCTGGCTCTGAGGAAATGAAGCAGATAAAAGAATTACTTGTTAAGCAAAATGAGCAAGAAGTTCTTGGGAAGCTAACAACTAAACACCCTGACTATGTAGATATTATACAAGACCCTGCATTTGGTGATTGGGTGAAAAGTTCAAAAGTACGAGTAGAGTTATTAGAAAGAGCAGATAAGTATGATTTTGATGCTGCTGATGAGTTACTTTCATTTTGGAAGGAACGCAAAGGTATCGTTGAGCAGACTAAAGCTATTAATGATGAAGACCGTAAGCAGCAGCGTAAAGCAGCTTCTACCGGTGGTAAGGGTTCAGGAGAACCTGTATCTCGTAAAATCTATAAGCGTTCAGACATAGTCAATTTAATGACTAACAATCCTGAAAAATATAGAGCTAATATTAATGAAATACAAAAAGCTTATGAAGAAGGAAGAGTTAGATAATTTTAACTTTTAATTTAAAGGTGGTATAAAATGGCACTAGGTTCAAACCATGTAACAAATACTACAGCAGCTACATTCATCCCTGAAATTTGGAGTGATGAAATCATAGCAGCTTACAAGAATAATCTTGTATTAGCTAACGCTGTAAACAAAATGTCACATGTTGGTAAGAAAGGTGATACAATTCACATTCCTAAACCAACTCGTGGCTCTGCTTCTGCTAAAGCAGCTTCAACTCAAGTAACATTGATTGCAGCTACAGAAAGCGAAGTTCAAGTTTCAATAGATAAACATTATGAGTATTCTCGTTTAATTGAGGATATTACAGATGTTCAAGCACAACCTTCACTAAGAAGATTTTACACAGAAGATGCTGGTTATGCATTAGGCAAACAAGTTGATTCTGACTTAGGTTTACTATGTAAAACTTTTGGTGATGATAATGGTTCTGGTTCTGACTTTGTTCACTCAAACAGTTTTTATGTTGATGGCTCTAACGGTATTGCTGCTTATGCAGTTGATACAGTTGCAGTAACAGACGTATTTACTGATTTGGCTTTCAGAGAGTTAGTAAAAGAACTAGACGATAACGATACTCCAATGGATGGTAGATTCTTAGTAATTCCTCCATCAGTTCGTAGCACAATAATGGGCATTGACCGTTATGTATCTGCAGACTTTGTAAGTTCTAGTCCAGTACAAAACGGCTTAATTGGTCAACTATATGGTGTAGATATCTATGTATCTAACAACTTACCAGTAGTTGAAACAGCTGCAGCTAACTCAGCTTCTGCTGTTGACACAGTTGGTGCAATTATGTCTCAAAGAGATGCTATGGTTTTAGTTGAGCAAATGGGCGTTAGAACTCAAACTCAATACAAACAAGAGTATCTTGGTGATTTAATGACAGCTGATACACTTTATGGTGTTAAAACTGTTAGACCTGAATCAGGTTTAGTAATCGCTGTTTCTAAATAAGGAAACAAATCGGGGGACTACATTCGTAGTCTCCCTTTTCCTTTTTTTAATTATAAATACATAGAGGTTTAAATGGCAATATATAGAGGTGATGGTGGTGCAGGTGATGCAAATTCAGATATAACAATTAACCAAGTCACAGAAAAAGCAAGTGAAGCCTCTGCCTCCGCAACAGCCGCAGCTTCAAGTGCAACATCAGCTTCCACTTCAGCTAGCAACGCTAGTACATCAGAAACAAACGCAAGTAATTCAGCCACAGCAGCAGCCTCGTCTGCTACTAGTGCAGCTACTTCAGCAACCAATGCTAGTACTTCAGCAAGTACAGCATCAACTCAAGCGTCTAATGCATCTACTTCTGCAACTGCAGCATCAACTGCACAAACAGCAGCAGAGACAGCTAAGACAGCAGCAGAAACAGCAGAAACAAATGCTGAAACTGCAGAAACTAATGCTGCAGCAAGTGCTACCACAGCAACTACTAAAGCGAGTGAAGCATCTACATCAGCTACTAATGCAGCCACAAGTGCTACAACAGCTACAACCAAAGCTTCAGAAGCTAGTACATCTGCTAGTAATGCAGCTACCTCAGCTACTACAGCTTCTACACAAGCAACTAATGCCAGTAACTCTGCGACAGCAGCGGCTACTAGTGCAACCAATGCAGCAACATCTGCAACCGCAGCAGCGGCTAGTGCAACAGCAGCAGCAGCTGAATTAAGCACAGCAGCACTTAAAGCAAATAACTTATCAGATTTAGCAAGTGCAAGTACAGCGAGAACAAATTTAGGATTAGGTACAGCAGCAACAACTGCTAGTACAGCTTATGCTACAGCAGCACAAGGTACTACAGCAGATAGTGCTTTACAAAATATAGTAGAAGATACCACCCCTCAACTCGGTGGTAATTTAGATACACAATCATTTACCGTAGATGGTAGAGATGTATCTACAGATGGTACAAAATTAGATGGTATTGAAGCAAGTGCAGATGTAACTGATACAGCTAATGTAACAGCAGCAGGTGCATTAATGGATAGTGAATGTACATCATTGGCAGATGTAAAAGCATTAAACCAAAGTGTAACATCAAGTGCAAGTCCTACTTTTGTAACCCTTAATGCTACAACAGTAGACTTAGGTAACTGGACTGTAACTGAATCATCAGGTGTATTATATTTTGCTACATCTGGTACAAATAAAATGAAACTAGATGCTTCTGGTAATCTTACTGTAGTCGGAGACATCACAGCTTATGGTACAGTTTAATGGCGTTACAATCATCAGGTGCAATAAGCCTTAGCGAAATACAAACTGAGTTTGGTGGTAGTAATCCTATATCAATATCAGAATATTATGCTAGTGGTGCTTATGTAGCATCTGGTACAACAGGAGATAATGGTGCTATACCTACATCTGGTGAAATATCTATTGGAGATTTTTATGGAGCAGCAGCGGTTACAAGGGTGACAATTACATTAACTACAAGTGCTGATACAAATGGATATAACATCTTTAATAACAGAGGTGGTACATATGTTGCTGGGCAATCTGACATAACTCTTGTTAATAATGCAAATATTTATAGTACATCTGGTGTTGCTTTAGATACAGGAACAGGTTGGACTGCTGGTGATACTATTACAATTGATAACAATGCTTTAATTGTTGGACACGGTGGTGATGGTGGTAATGGTGGGAATTTAAACTCAACACACGCAAGTTCAAATGGAACAAATGGTGGAGCTGGAAGCACAGCATTTAATTTACAATATAACATTACTTTAGACAACACAGGTGGAACTATCTCAGGTGGTTCTGGTGGTGGTGGTGGTGGTGGTTCTGGTGTTTCAGGTCAAGCTGTAAAAGGTGGCACAAATTATGGTGGTTGCACAGGTAGTGGAGGTGGTGCTGGTCGTGCTTCTGCTAGTGGTGGCTCTAAGGGTACAGGTACTGCACAAAATAGCACAACACAGGGTAATAATGGTAATGCTTCAAGTATTACAAATCTAGGTACAGGTGGAGCTGGCACAACAAACACAGCTTGGGGTACAGCAACAGGTGGAGCTGGTGGTAATGGTGGAGCTAATACTGCAAGTGCTGGTGCAAATGGTGCTGGTGGTAGTGGTACTAGTGCATCTTCTGGTGGTACAGGTGGAGCTGGTGGAAAAGCTGTTAATCTGAATGGTAATTCTATAACATATACAGCAACAGGAACAATTTATGGAGCGGTATCGTGATTTTATTTAGAGCATTTATAAATAATAAAAAAGTAGTCAACAGAGTTTATTGGGCTGGTAGTGAAGATGCAGAAACAGTAGCAGTTAAGAAAAGAGTTACTGATGTATTTACCAACGAAACATTCCCATTTCCTATTATGATATGGGGTGTCAATATGGACGACAATGTAATTACTTTCCATCAATGTTCAGTAGAACAAGACCATAAAGACAGCAGTAAATTCCAAAACAGTTTATTACTTGATGCAGATTTTATGAGATATATCTATAATCTTGATACACAAACTAAGACGATTGAAATATTTTATAAGCATAATCAAGCAACACCTGTTGTAGATTTAGGTGCTGGGATTACTGTATATCGTATATCAGATATATGTAATGCAAACTTTGAATTACAAAACACTCAAGCCTTATATGTTCAAGGCACAAATGATGATATATGGGCGTGGGCTACATCATTAAAATCTGATGTAGTTATGCCTATTTCTAAAGATAAAACATTACACGAGAAAGATTCATATAAATTTCAATTTAATAGTGCTGGTGAATTGCAGTCAGTTCAATTGTTTGCACAC